GAGGCCGAATCAACAAGTTGAGACACGGTTCCACTAGGTTTAACACAAGTGATAGCAGCAGAAGGGTTAATACCCAACTTAGCGGCCCACTCTTTGTTTGTAGCCACTGCAACTTCTCTGAGATGCTCAAGGGTTTTATCCAACCCTTTGTTCTTCGCTGTCATCAACGGGTTGTCCATGATGCCAGTAAGACTGACACCTAGCAGTCGTTCCTCTTCTGTGTTCTTCTGCCAAATCCTACGGAGGTAGGGGAACTTAGTGTAGGTGCTTTGGATGGTGCCAAGGATGGTGGCTAGACGGACCTTGCGTGACAAGGATTCGATAGTATCTGTAGATCGAACAACACACTCCGTCAAGTTACAGAATTGATACGGGCGCAGGATGATCTCTGAGCAAGGGTTGGTACCAAACTCATAGTCAGCATCACGACGACCACTCTTAGCTGCCTGCTTCTTGCTTGCCTGACGATTGAAGATGCCACGTTCACCAGAGCCACTCTCAACAAGAGCCATCCACTCGCGCATGAAGGACACAGCATCAGGCTTCTCAGTGTACGACACAGAGTTGTTAGCCAAGGCTCGTTGAGGTTCATTCTCCCACCAGTTACCAGACTTGGCATGACGCATACGGTCATCGCTAAGGTTGGACAGGGAGATCATGGCACTGCGACGAACACCACCAACAACTACGACCTCACCGATCTTGCACATAATGTCATGGCATTCGATGGAGGACAGCTTGCGGTACTGTGCTTCCTTGAACTTAGCAATGACAAAGTTGAACAGGTCAACCAAAGGGGCAGGGCCAGAGGCACGACCGCCAAAGGTCTTAAGTCTAGCTCCAGCAGGACGTACAGCAGACACATCCCACTTGGGAATTTCACCACTATAGAGAAGTGCAATCACCTGACGCAGAGCCTTTGCCCAACCTTCCTTGCTATCCTTAACGACAACAATGGTATCACTGTTGAAAAGCTGTGGCACTTCCGGCAGCTTTGACACGAACTGACGTTCAACAGAAAAGCCAACGCCAGTACCACACAAGAGAATGAACATAGCCTCATCAAAGGACTTAGGGTCATCTACGGGTAGGTAGCTACAGTTGTAGCCTGCCGTGTTATCACGATCCAAGGCAGGGCCAGCAGTCATCATAGCCCGCATAGATGGCATAATGTCGAGGCTAAGAATGGCCTCTTCAATAAAGTCTAGCTCAACTTCGTCACGAAGGACAGGCACTACAACCTTTTCCATGTAGCGGCCCACAGTCTCACCCCAACTCTCGCGGCGGTTCTTATCTTCAAGCCAACGGGCATAGCGGCTGGTGTGGATAAAGGCTTGGTAGTCAGTCGGCAGGCTGTTGTTCATTATGGTTCTCACACTAGATCGTTTAGGTTTACTTTTGGATAGTCGGGGTTCTTAATAATTTTACCGTCTTCTCGTCGTTTAATTGTGCCATCAGGCTGTACGCATCTGCCCATGTTGTTAGCATGAATTCTGCGGAAGGCCTCATCGATGTCCCAGCCATTGGCAAGAGCATAACCATAGATGACATAGAGAAGGTCTGTCAATTCTTTTAGTTCGTAAGCACGGTCCATGCGCTGTCTTGCCGCCGCCCACTCATTGAACTCTTCGTTAATAAGAGCAGCATACAAGTAGGGTTTGGGTTCCTGACTAACAAGATCAGTAAACTCCATGACCATACCAATTTTAGTGGTTGGCTTAACAGTGTCAAAGTTGTCGTAATAGCCAAAAGCCTCAAGATCAGAACGGTTCAACATCTTCCATTTCCTTCCACTCAATATACGCCTCAGCGTCTTTCACATCATCAAAAGATGCTACCCAGTAATCATCACCATCGAAGACTTCCCAGACATCCTCTTTATTGTCGTACTCCATGTAATAGTCAGCGTTCACACCAGCCTCCCATAGAATTGTGTTGGTTTGTCGTGCTTTTCTAAGTCAAACAGATACCAACAACAGTTGTCTTTACCTGTGTTTTTACTGCCCTCAATCCACTTAACCCGACCGACAGAGACAACCTTCCTACAGTAAGTCATATACATCGCAGATTGTTTTGTGTGCATCCAGTCCGCATCAAACAACAACCATGTAGGGGCGATGTAGATATACTTTTCTATAAAGGAGTGCAAGAAAGACCTCTCCCAAGGGGGATTAGTGATTACGAAATCAACAACTCCAGAGCCACCAAAATCTAGCAGGAAAGCATCAAACTCTTTTACATCCTTAGCGCGAGGCTCTATGTCGGATTTAAACAAACATTCTGCCCCACCCTCTGTCAGTTTGGTTATGTGGTCCACCAAACGACCGTCTCCAGCACAAGGTTCGATGTAGTCGAAATCATACGGGAGATGGTCAATCAATGGCTCAACGGCTTCTATTGGTGTGGGGTAGTAGTCTCGCTCAACACGATCAAAGTTGCTACGCTTGCCCATATTCTTTCTTTAACCTACTCATAGAGACCCACTCTAGGTCATAGTTGCCGTTTTCAAGTTCCCGCTTAACAGCTACGCCTTTCCGCCATTCTCCGTTTGACTGGCCCGCCCAGCCCTCTTCCTTCCCCTTGAAGCACCCAACCACAAGGCCATGTAACGGACTAGGACGTGCATCACCTTTATAGAAATAAGAAAATTTATGAGTATGCCCAACAGTAGCACTAGAGGCCAGCTTTTCAACAAGAGAATAGCCATGATGCTTAGTTGCCATAGCAGAGCCAAAATTACCGCTAGACACATAATGACCGTAGATGACACCATCATAATCAGCGAGGGCGGGGCCTGAGTTGGCATACTCGTGGTATTCGTCGAACCAGTGGTCCGTTTGAAGATGCCCAAAGGAAATCCCGTACTTTGATCCCTCCAATCGTGGATCGTGTGCAATGGCTTTTTTGATCCTGTTTTCATGGTTACCCTCAAACCCTACATAAAACGGACGTTTTTTCTTTGACTGTCGAAACTTCCACCGCATACGCTCCATAGCATCATTGTAAACATTAATGTCTTTCTCGTAAGACTGATTAACGACAGCTTGTGGGTAACGAGTGTCGAAAGTATTTAACGACCGCATATCAGCGCCATCACCCAAGTCAATAACCATGTCAGGTTTTAAGTCATAGAGAAAGCTGCCCAACCAATCAAACCTTTCATTACTTGCGTCAGGGTCTGTGTGGGCGCAGCTAAAAACTACCGTAGTTCTTTTAGTCATCAGTTATCTCCAGTGGTTCTATATGAACGCTAAAGTATTTCTTTACCGCTAGGGCCTCATCTTCGGTAGGATACCAAAAGTTCACTAGCCCCAGTTTACCGTCCTCCTCCACTTTGCATATTAGCATCCACTGACACTCGTCATCAATGTAGTCATAAACATCCTCATCAAACTCTGAGACATGTATTGGTCCTTCAATTACCCCCCAAATGAGGGTCTTCCCTGTCGTGAACTCCTGCCCAATAGCCTTCGTCCCAATTTCGTTGTGCGACCTCTTGAGCCTCTCTCCTACACTGATTAAGAGTTGCCCAAATGCGGCCAGAATCTTCATGGTTATTTATTTCCTCTGGGGTATAGGGTTTAGATTTTCCTGCTAGGCTTTCGTTTACTAGGAGCAGTAGCTTCATTTATCCAACCCTCTGGAATCCATTTATCAGCCCATTTAAACCCGTACCTTTGACACCAATCTGCATAGCTGGTTTTAGACCCTTTGTTAAGTTTAGCTTTAGAGTTAGAAAACACAAACCGAATATCAAGGTGCGGGTGTTGTTTTTGTATTAGAAGGTGCTTCTTCCTGTCCGCAGAAACAAACCTACCCTTGGTTTCAACAATAATCCCATTAGGAAGAATAAAGTCTGGTGTATATTTTCGAGTTTCGTTTACCTCATAAACTATCTTGAGGGTCTCATACTCAAATGTAACACCAGACTCTTTCAACTGTTTGGAAACTTTATCCTCCAAACCTGACCTGTACCCATATTTTATTCCGCTGGGGGTTGCCATAGTTCTTCTTCTTCCCTGCGTAGCCACAGCAGCCTAGCGTTTTCAAGAACACGATCTTTATCGTTGTCGTAGGCTTTTAACACATTATCCCACAAATCTTCTTCTGTAACGCAACCATCCAGCATTTTAGAAGCTGTTACAGGACCAACACGGTATAAACCAACGATGTTATCTGAACGATCACCAGTCAAGATTTGAGTATAAAAGAACTTAAGGCCCTCCCACTCAGAGACTTCTTTCCACTCCCCAGTAGTAAAATTGAAATGCTTACAGGGGATTTGAAGCATGTCTTTGTCTACCGAAGCAACAATGGTATCAGGACCAAGTCGTGTAGCTTCTTTTGAGATAAGATCGTCTGCCTCTTCTCCGCTGCTTATAATAGCTCCCCACCTATTAACAAGATATTCTCTTACATGATAAAAGTGGGTAGGCTTTTCACTATTTTTACGGTTACCTTTGTAGGGAAATGACTTTGCAATATCGAACCTGAAGTTGTCCTTCCCCGTCAGAAAAATCTTATAGTCTGATGGATTAGGAAACAGAAGGGTCTCCCCAAGGATGTAGTTGATTAGGTCGTCAACCTTTTCTTCCGCATCCTTGGGTAGCAAGTCTTGAGTGGAAAA